AGTAGGTCCTTCCCACCAACGGCATAGCGGAAGTCGTTGGTGGCAGCGCGGTAGAACCCGCTGGTATTCTCCGCGATCCAGCTTATACCTGGGGCGAGGACGGTACCATCATAGAAGAAGAGGGGGGCCAACATCCCGCCATGATTGCTCCGGCTTAGTGAGTCGGTCAATGAGTTTGCAATGTCGTCCAGCGTGATGTTGGCCCAATTCGGATCAACTACAGTCCCACTGACCACAGGGTTGTACGATGCAGGGAGGCTGTAGTTCCCATTGGAGTCTCTAGCCATTACTGTTCTCCGGTTGGGTTGTAGAGTATGGAACCGGCGCCTGCACCTGCCCCTGATGTCTTTCTAAGGAGCTCAGCCAGTTTCTTCTGCGCTGCCGTTTCGCCGAAGAGAGCCTTGGCTCCAGCGGCTGACTGTCCCAGTGCGCTAATAGCATAGAGGGGGGCCGCTACCTGAGGAGCAGCTATATTAGCGACCGCTCCGCCACCGAGTTTGGCTACGCGCCTAAGAGCTTGAAGGGCTGCCCGCGATTCTTCCTGATTCATGTCTCCAAGGACACGTGAAGATGGGCCAAGGATCTCCTGCTCTACAGCGGACTTGCCACCTAGAGCAGTCTGCCCTGTTGGAGCCATCCGCTGGTACGCACGGGCGACATCTTTAGAAGTCAGCTCGCCCGTGGTGTTATCGGCTGCATTCCGGAGACGAGCAAAGTCGTACGCCCTACTATCAATGTCCGCCACCTTGGCTACGTCGTCAGCGCCAAGCCTGACGTCTCTCACGGTGATGTCAAACTTATTCTTCACGTCGGTGAGAATGTCCCGGGCCTGGCGCCCCACCACGCTGTCGTCCTTAGCCAGCTCGTCAATACGATTCTGAAGTACCTCTCGGTACTCGTTGAGTTTGCCCGGCCCCATGTTGGTGATAGACCTATCGGGGAACACCCCATCCAACTGCTTGCGGGCGAGGTCCTTAGCATCGTCACGAGCTCCCTTGGCCGTAGAGATTACGTTGTCCAGCGTAGCTTTGTGCGTTTTCAGCAGGCTGAACTTCGTACCCTTGAGAAGCTGATCGTAGTCAGCATCAATGGAGTTCTTGCTCGCAGCTACGAGCTCAGCCTTGGTATATTTTTCAACCTCTTCCCCAGGGGCGAGTCGTTTGCCGATGGCGTCAACTATTTCCTTGCTCTGACGCTTCTCAATGTCAGCTACGCCGGAGGTCAACCCGCCAACCTTCTTACCTATCCAACTCTCCGCCCCCTGCTGGAGGGTGGGGGTGACTCCTTGTGCAATGAGGTCCTTAGCCTCCTGAGTGGGGGTGAATAGACCGGTCGCTACCTTGCCCGCTCCCTTGGCCAGCGTAGATATAGTTCCACCGAGAGCAGCGGCGACGCCGCCCGCCTTGGCTTTGTCTGCCGCAACCTCCTCTGTAGTCTCTCCAAGAGAAGGGGTGGTCAGAGCTTCGCCCGTGCCGGATACTAGTGCTGACGTCGCTATCGGCGCAGCCTTTCCAAGGAAGCCCAGGGTCTTAGTCAGTCCTTTAACGGCATTAAATCCTGCCTTGCCTGGGAGGGCAGCTTGGAGGATACTACTGCCCGCACCGCCCGCTGTACGGGTCAGCTTATTGGGGTCTGCCTCTTCGGCCTTTTCAATTTCCCTCAGCACAGCCTTCTGATCGTCAGAGAGTCCACCGAAGACTTGCTTGATGCCAAGGGCTGCTTTGATGGTGCTGTCACCAAAGCCTTCCTTGAAGCTCTCAAACTTAGATTTCTCTGGCCCAGCCGGGGCCGTTGGCTCCGGCGCTGGGGCCTTAGCCTGACCAGCCACCATGGAATACACTTGTTCCTGAGTGGCGTCATCTGGGGCGGTCACCTTGTAGACATGGCCGTCCGGTCCAGTTATACGGTAATTAGCCATGTTATTCCCTCTCTATCTTCCAGCCTGAGGGCACGCTCTTCGGTTTGATCGGTGGTGGTACAGTGTTCGCCCCCTTCCCTGCATCTTGTTTCCTTTGAGCAGGTGTAATTGGAATGCTAGGATTGTACCCAGAGTAGCGATCCGCATAGGTGTTAATCACCTCAGGCTTGAAGCCAGCGACAACTCCACCGCGCATTTCATTAACCCGTGGGACGATGATATCTTTCCACGCATTAAGGGTGTCCTTCTCGCTAAACTTACCGGAGGCCATGGTAGTGAGCGTCTGTCGTTCTTCTTCGCTGAGAGTTACAGCCTTGCCAGAGTCCGCTGCTAGGAGTGCGTTAGCTACGCTTTGAATCTGCGCCCGATTCTCCTTACCCTCTGCACCAAGAACTACGTCACTCAGGAAGGGAACACCGGATACTTGACTGGAGCCGTAGCCTATGCCAGGAATGGATTGATTCTTGTCAATGTACCCTTGAACCTTCGTGTTGAATCTATCTACTGATCCAACAAGGTTGGGTAAGCCGACAGCCGAGTACCGTTTCTGGAACTCTTGCACGGCCTTTTCATCAGTTTCTTTCGCTTTAGCATCAGCCTTCTCAGCCTTAGTTACTGCTTCGGCACCCTTACGATCAACTGCCATTTGCGCCAGAGTCATTCTCAGAGCTGCATTCTGCGCGTTCATGTCTCGCCGGGTCTGGTCAGCCATCACGCCCAGCGTGTACTTGAGACTATTAGCCTCCCCCGCACGCTCATTCGCAGCTAGTTGCTGAGCGAAAATATTCTGCACTCGCCCCTCTCGCTCCGCTGCCTTGGCCTCAGTGTAGATGGGGTTCTCTTCCAGCCTGCCTTCGCCCCCGTAGTAGATCTGTTGAGCACTAATCTTGGGAGCCTCTTCCTCACCTTGCTTGACCAGTACCTCTGCAGACTTGGCGAGCCCAGGGTTACTCAACATCGGCGCCACGGCAGCGATGGTATTGTACCGCTTGGATTGACCAACAGCTTCGGAGAGCTGGGAGTTCGTCTTCCCACGTAGAAGTTCAGCTTGTCTCTTCTGCTCACCCTGGTCCCCTATTAGGGACATCATGTATTCATTGAAGTCCATAATTTTGCCCCATCTTGAGCCAATCCAGCGGATTGAACTTCAAACCTTCTGGGTTAGGCTGCGCTGGAGGCTGTAAACCGCCAGCCGGTGGGGCTAGGCCCGGCTGTACCGGCGCTGTGGGCATCTGAAGTCCAGGTCCAGCAGGAGTTGGACCTCCCCCGCCACCCTGCCCGCGCAGCAACGCTGCCAGCATCATTTGATTCTGCTCCTGCTGGCCCGACCCCACCTGAGCAGTTGCAGCGTCCGCCGCCTGCTGGGCCTGCCCGCCCATAACACCGCCGGCGATCTGACCGATGGCGCTGATGGGGGACAGCGGGGAAGCAATTCTGTTCTGGCCAGGTCGTGTGTTGACAGTTTCAGAAAACTGCTTGCGCAGCTGATCAGCCATAGCCTTCTGCTGCACTGCGGTGGTCTGGGCTTTGGAGATCAGCCCCGCCTTGTCCATCAGCTTAACGAGTTCTTCATTGGAAAGAAATTGGTCAGCCATGATAGCTCCTTAGAAGGCAGCAGCGATAGCCGCTATGGTGCCGACAGTCTGTGCATTCCCAGCGGCCTTGGCATTGTAGGCATCAACCTGATTTCCGTACTGCGCCTGGGCTGCCTTGGTTGCATCAAAGCCACCGCCACTGGCAGCGGCGAAGTCATTTCCGCCGAAGCCAAAGGCATTCATGTCGTAGCCACCCGTGCCGCCGAACAGCTTATTAAGATCACCGAGAACACCTATCCCCTGGCCCTTCTGGAGAGCCTGCTCGCCCAGCCCCATCTCGCGGAGAGACTTGACGTAGTTCCCATAGTCAATGTTGCCCGCAAGCCCCTGCTTCAAGGCGTCGTTGCCAAACGAAGCTTCGCCCAGGGATTGAGAGTAGCCCAGCTGCTGACCCTTGAGGCCCAGCTCGGCTTCAGACCTACCAGGTTCAATAGCTTGGAGTCTACCCTGCGCTTCGGACTCGTCCAGGCGGGACATCTCTCGTTTCCACGCCTCGCTCCCACGCGTGAGGCCCATGTTAGCCAGCTGCGACTCTGTATCAGAGCGCTTTTGCTGGAAAGCGGGCTGCATTCTATTCCACACGGACTCCTGGGCCTGCTCACGATAGTCAGTAGGAGTTTTCGCGTAGTCAAAGGAGCGCTGTGGCCCCTCGGGAGCGCCGAAATTATAAGCTGGGTTGGAGGCGAAGTCAAAGCCGCTGAGGGCTGAGCTGATTGCTCCGGGAGCGGCGCCAGCCATCCCCTCTGAAAGCATCTTCTGGTAGTTCTGCTGGGCATCCATCCCCTGCTAGATGTCAGGGTCCAGTGAGACGTTCTTCTGCCATGTCGTGATCGGCTTGCCGGTGACAGGGTCAGTGGTCGTGCCCGTTGACCAGCTTTGGGTTCCGTATGGGTTGGTGATGTCCGGTCGGTTCGCGTAGTTCTGCTGAGTCGCTGCGTACTGTTGGTTCGCTGCGTCTGCCTGCCCTAGCGCCGCCATGTCTGGTGCTTTGGGAGTCTTCTTGCCCATGATCGCTGCCTTTCAGCCAAGGGCACCCCACCTTATCCATCTGGAGCACCACTAAGTCGCCGCCATCTTCATGGCCTCCGGGGATGCGGTGTACCTCCCGGAAACCTAGGTGAAGGTCAAATCTGAGGGCCTTCACGTTATGGCTGTTCACGACGCCGAGTAAGTGTTCCAGTCCCCACTCTTCAAAGGGTTTCCGGAATGTTTCTCTTACAAATCCGCGTGTAATGGCAGCAGGATCATCAGTTGCGAAATGAATTGTCGCTGTTCTCCCGATAAACATATTGTACCCCACAACCCCTATCAATTGCAAGGCGTGATTTACGTAACCTATTGCACGGAAATCCATGGAAGGGTCAATCAGGGTACGCGCGTGGAGCCATGCGAAGAGCAGAGTTTTGTCTACCTGCTCCTCGTCGTACACGATCATAGGACACCCCCTATCTCCGCCATTATGGCAACGGAGGTACAGAATGTTGATCCACCCAGGGCTTCCGTCGCCATAACGACAGAGCCGAAGCGCCCATACTCCGCAGCGTCCATCCATTCGGCCATTTGGACAGTGCCACCGACCCAGACGTTTCTGTCCCAAACGGCGACGCCCCAGAGGGACTGATCCGTTGCCAGCGTTGGCATACTGGGATATTGAACAATGATCTCTTGAAAGTCTACGCTCATAGCGATGTTGACGCCAGGTTCACGCTCCGCTGTGAACAATGGGCGGGCCAACTTGAATGACTTGAATGTCTCTGGGCTGTCCATGGGGGTGTAGGCCCATTGCACAATGCCGCGGATGTAGATGCCGCCGGTATTACTCAGCCCCACATTGTCCTTGTCCCCCACGAGGGAGAGGTATATGCTGCCCACGGCATCGGCAGTGAAGAGGTAACTACTGGCGACCCAGGCCGTCTTGGCGGGCAGCCCTTCAAAGGTCCCCCACGCATTCGTGCCGATGCTCATGGCATACTGCTTGACCTTGGTACTGCCATGGTCTGGAACGGTCATCAGGAGGATGTCCTCCCGGTCCACGACATGGAGCTCCCAGCCAAACTCATTGAACGACTGAGCCCCGTCGTTGGAGATCATCGTATGGATCTTATCTGTGTAATTATCCTTCTCTGTGGCGAGGGAGCCGCTACCGCCGCGAGTAATGTAGCTGACAGGAAATAACCCAAGGGAGCTGAGGATCAGTAAGTCCCCGCCGAGCTGGCAGAAGGCTCGCCTCCCTTTGGGAATCTGCCCTACCGACCATTGCCCCTGAAGCCCAAATGTTGCCGCTGAGTCAGGGTTGGAGCCTTTGTAGATTATCACATCCCCATTGGTGCCCACAATGACCAATAGATCATCAATGCCTTCGCCAGCGTCAATCGTCCAGTTGGCGATGTACTCTATCTTCCCACCTTTCTTGAATAGGGGGCCAACATCTAGCTTGGTGGCGCCGCCAGAGATGGCCTCCGTCGCAAGATACCATAATACGCAGGAGTCCTTCTGCACGAACCATAGACGCTTCTTCCAGGAGAGCACGAATACGAAGTTCTGCGCGTTGGCTCCCTGCGGCGTGATGTCGTTGGGAACGTACTTGTACCACGACGTACCGTCGTAGCGATGCAGCCCATCAACTTCGCTACACGCGATCAGGAATGTACCTGCGGAGTTCGAGAAAATGGTGTGGCTCATGTAGCCAGCATTCGTTACTCCGCTCAATGCGATCTTAAATACTGGAGCTACCCCCTTGTCGGAGACATCACGTATTTCGTCGTCCGTAGCAGCAAAGAACCTCCCTGGCACTGTAGTAATATCCGTGCTGAAAGCCTGCCCTGACGGAATGTTGTCCGTCGGGCGGAAATAGTGCATGAGTGTCCTGACCTGCTTGCCCGAGGCGAGTGTGGCCCATTTCCTATAGCCCTTGCGGCACGTCGCCCCACCAGGCGTTGGAATCCAATTCTTGAGATTAATAGCGTCGTGCTCCGGCATCCTGGAAAGCGGATCGCGGGAGTTTATGCCGCCCATTGGAGGAGGTAAGGTTTTCACCTTTACCTTCTCGGGAATTGGCTCTTTGACCTTGCCCTCTTTTCTAGTCCTAAGCATGATTAAAGTCCAATCCCAGAGCTAGGAACATTTGCCGTGCTGATCAATGGGGGGCCATAGCTGGCGCCCAGGAAGTATACCTGCCCCGGACTCTGGCGTCCAGTAACGGACTCTACGATAGAGTTGAATGTGTTGTTCGCTCCGGAGGTATCCAGCCCACGGTCCAGCTTCCAACGCAGTACGAGGGCGGCCTCCATCATTCGGCCATAGAGGAGAATAATGTCCCCGTCATTCTCTACGTGGTCACGGACCACGGTGGGGCTGGCAGCATCTTGCACCCAGGAGGATGTCTGGTAGATGAAGGTTATGCTCTGCGCTGTTGGCGGAAGGGACTGAAATGTAATCTTGTCGTTATCGTACTTGTACACGAATGTGAGCGTACTCCCAGAAACAGTACCCTGCACCTTCTGCCAGGATTGCGCAATGGAGGGACCAATCAGCGGCTGCCGATTCGTTTTGTTCCACCCCGTGAGGTCTACGAAGCCATCAAAGTCATCTGGGGTCGGGTACGCCAGTGTCACTCCGTCTGTAGTCAGCGTCCACTCCTTACGGAGGACCTGCCAGTCAAATGCCTGGGCTATATCTCGCCCTACTTCAGAGACCAACCGCCAGAAACGCTTGACCTTGGGGTCCGTGCTGGCGGCTGCCGTGGAGGGTTCGCGCATGTCACAGGCGCTCATGGCTCCCTTCACAACGTCCAGAGCTGTTTTCTGATATGTAAAGTCGGCCATAGTAACTCCTTATTTCTTAAAGGGAACCTTCTTCTCTTCTTGAGCTGCCGCAAGAAGTTTCAGTTGCTCCGCCATTTCTGCAATCTGCCTAGCTTGCATGTCAATGAGCTCTTTCTGCTCTGCCAGCTTGATCATAGGGGCGGACTCCTTGCCCGCCTTGATGTATTCCTGCGCCCGTTGTTTCAGCGTGAATAGGCCCATGACGTTTGTGCAGGATGCGTCATTCGCATTGGCAACCTGTTCCACAGTCTTAAACCCGTAGAAAGCGAGTTCGCTAGCTTGACTCTTAGAACACCCAGGCCAGCCCACGAGGGGGGTGCCCTCTATCAGTTCCTTCTCACCTTGCTTGAATGCGGCATACTGTTTGGCGAATCTGGCCCTATCGCTGCGCTCTACCGGCCGAATAATAATGTTGTTACGATCCCCAGGGGACATGATACGAACCATTTCGGCATCATAGAAGATGGGGCGCCCTTCTTCCTTGCTTTTCTCCATATCCTGCAAAGCATCAATGAAGAATACCACGTACAGTCGTTCGTCATCCGCGCCTGGGCGTTGAAAGACTGTATAGTCATACTCAAGTTCTTGCACTTACTTCTCCTTTTTCCAGCACGAACAGGGCTGGCACTGTCTGCTTTAACAGACCTATCGGGATTACTCTTGTGGCAAAGTCGCCCGGCACGGTCTGGTAGATAAGATGACGGTACGACATTCCATGCTCTTTCATGAATACCCCAACGTCCTGAAAGTTGGGGCTCTGGTATGCCAAGGCCTTATCAAAGGCTGGAGTGGAGTTGAATACGTCGTAGATAAGGAGGATACCGCCATCCCCTAAATTGTCATATGCTGACTGCAATGTTGGCTTGACATCTACATGCCCAAGTACATATGCGAGCAGCACACAATCAAACGGGCGATTCGGGCTTATGTATCCTTCAGCGTCGGAGACGACAGTCTTACCGGGGCACAGATTCAGCTCTATTTGCTCCTGAGATGCGTTGACTAACTCAAACTCTAAGTCAGGACGAAGTTTCTTCCAAATGGCTTCCATCCCGCCCACGCCGCTGCCCAAGCTGAGCACGCGCGCCTGCGTGGGTAAGTCAGTCAACTCAAGCATCTCCTTGCTATGCTTTTCCTCATCCGGGTGCAGCTGGAATATTTGAAAAATGGTCTTCCCATTCCTCAGCAATTCCCGAGTCACTGCCCGGACAAGGTCAGGATCAGAATAGAGCGGATGATCTCTCATGGAGTCGCTGCGTTACCGTCGGTATCTACTTTAAGTACGACAGCTGCTCCACCAATGGCAGTCGCGCCCGCCAATGCTGTTCCATCAGCTCCGATAAAGCCGATTCCCGTGCTCCAGCCGCCGGTAGGCAGCTTCGCATCTGCAGCATAGATAACAGGGGCGACTACGCTACACGCACCTGAGAATGTGACAGCCATGATTAACGCTCCGGATGTTGCGTAGGTTCAGGCGGAGGTTCAGTAGGAGCCATCGCATTCTTCTCTTCGCGAGCTTCCCTAATCTTAGCCTCCTGCTCATCAATGGTCAGCCCCTGCTCAGACTGGCTGCCCTCGCCCAGCTTGTACTTGGCATCGCTCTCCGGTGGGGGCGTTGCCGATGTGTACTCCGTCGCCAGGCCAGTGGGCTCATCAGGGATCCCTTCCTGCTGCTGGGCTTCTTCCGGAGTGGAATGTTCTTGCGGTTTCTTAGTAGCCATGATTGCTCCTTACGGCGAGGTGAGACGGCCTTGGAACTGTGTACCGCTGGAAGTCATGTTGCCAGCAAAGGCCAGAATGGCAACCTCAGCGTCCTGATTGATAGCATAGCGGCGGCTGGGGTTCAGCGGCACCATGTTACGCGCGCTGTGCGGGCGGAACTTCAGGAACTTGGTGTTCAAGAAGAACATGGTCTTCGCATCGCAGAAGCCACCAATAGCCCCATCCAAGACGAAGTCAGCGCTCATGTACTTGATGGCATTGAAGCCCATGTCCGCAGTCTTCGGGTCGGTGAAGCGTTGTTGCGGCTGGAGGCTGCCCATGAAGATGCCCCACATGATGTCATCAGCAAGGATCAGATTGGGCTTATCTGAACCACGGTTCAGACTCGCCCACATCGTGTTCATCGCCGGAGCGATGGTGCTGATGGTCGCTGCCGCGCCCATCGTAGTGGACTTGGAGCGCCAGAAGGCCCAAGTCGCGCGATCAATTCCGCCGTATGTACCCGTTGCCGGGTTGACAGGTACGGCGGCCTTGAGGCCAATTAGCTGTTTTCCTCCAGCCAACGAGCCGTCAGAGTAGATAGCGGCTGCGATGAGGTTGGCCATGGTTGCCTCAGCGACGTTCAGGCGTGCGTCCATGAGGTCAATCATCTGCTCCTTCCCAGCGTTCTTCAACTCCTCCAGACCTGACATGATTACAGGAACTGCTGCTTGCTTCAGGTCATAGCGCGCAGCGCCGATCACGTCCTGCGGCGCAACCGGCAACAGGTCGTACCCCGAGTACCAACCTGCATTCGCATTCTCCGCAAAGGAGACTTCTTCAATGATTTCTGATCCACCCGACACGGTGACCACATTACCGCTCCGCTCCATATACGCGAGCGCGGCGTTGTTTTTCGTCACATTGTCTTGAATCTTCCTAGTGCGACTTTCAATGGTCGTTGCCATGATGTCGCTATATGCGGTCGGAAAGGCCATTTCAACCTCCAGTCAAAGTTACGTTCTACTCATATGACGATCCCAGGCCGCTTCAATTTCAGCGCGTCTGGACATGCCAAATGGGTTCCCATCACTTTGCGAGGGTGCTTGCCCGCCTGAGGGTAAACTGGCCGACGCATTAGTCGCCTTCTGTGCGGCTGCACTAAGCTGAGCCGCCTTGTCATTCACGTTCCGCTGGGCGACCACCTGTGACACCTGCGGATGTAGTAGTATAGCCTTTTTGTAGGCATCTTGCAAACTGAGGACTTGGTTACGATTCGCTGCCATCTCAAGGAGATCGGCCATGTCCGCCTTAACATCTTCGAAGAACTCATTGGCTGGGTCCTGTGCGAACTGCTCAATAGTTTGATTCGTAGACTGGTTAATCATCTGCTCGCCCTGAGTCTTCGCCATATTCATATCATTCATGAACTGGCGGAGGGGTGCGAGCTGCTGCTCAATATAGCGTAAATTCGGGTCCGCCTGCGGATTGGGCTGTTGACCCTGCACCTTCCCGCTCAGGAGGGAGTCCAGCATGGGGATGTCCACCCCATACCGCGTGATAGCGTCAACGATCAGCGCTGCCTTCTGCTGCGGGCTGCCCACACGGAGGATAGCGCCGGACTGCATGAGCGACTGGAATGCGCTGAGAGGCGTTCCGCCTTCGGCGGCAATGAAGCCCATGTATGGCTGAACGACGTTGCTGAACTCCTGGTGGAATCGCCTGGCCTCCGCGCTGGTGCGCAGCCCCTCGTCAATCTCACGCTCGCGACGTATGACGGCAGCCTGCTGGGCAGGGTCCATCTTCCCCCATAGCTCCCTCTCCTCTGGCTTCCAGCTAACTGGAGCCTTTAGGGCAGAAGTCTGTGTGGGTGCAGCCGCACCGGGCGCAGTAGAAGTATCTGATTTCGTTGAAGGGGAAGCTGGCTTGCCTGAGACAAACTTCCCCGACGAAGGGTCCTTTACGACTTCTTTCTTAACCCCAGCCTCAGGAACCGCCCCTTCGGCTGGAACACTGGGGGGTGATTCTGCTTGCTGGACTTCGTCGGGGGCTCCGCCTCCGGCGGGCTCGGGCGTCTCGTGTACTTGAAACGCTTTTTCGATATCTTCACGCATGTCTCCGGACATTATGATCTCCTATATACTTCCTTAGCTATGATCTCCCGGCGCTCAGCGTCAGGGAGTACTCCTTTGCGAAATGCTTCACGTTTCGCCTGTATTTGCTTCCTCGTCTCCGTGTAATCGCGATAGTCCGTAACTTCGTTCCTCTTGTTATGCTCGCGTAAGGAGGCCCTGCCGAGAATATGCGTCCCATCCACTGGACTCACGAAGTCCTCAATGTCCTTGAGAATCGTATAGGATGGAGTCTCTACCTCGTCCACTGGGTGCCACCGCCCGTTGGAGCACACCCACTCCGCGCCGTCTACGAGCGCCACGCCATCCACGACCTCACGGAGTTCCAGGTTGATTTGCACCCATTTCCTTCTCATGGTCTCGTTGCTCCTGTCCTTGTTGCATCTGCATAACCATCTTCTCACGTTCTAGCTGCTGGACCTGGCCCTGCTTCACAGTCTCGCCCTGCTGGCGCATCTCCTCAATGATTTGCTGGAACAGGCCATCCATCTTCAGTGAGTTCTCGCTGAAGACTTCCTTCAAGACCTCCAGTTCCTTCTTGGTTTGCCCCTCCATCTGGGCAACCTTCAGCTTAGTATCGTTGTCCATCTGGGCAACCTGCTTCTTCGCATCCTCCATAATCTGGGCAATTTGCAGGCTCGGGTCGGGCGGGGGCTCTTGCGGTTTCTGGCTGGCCTCTTGCATCATCTTGATCATCTGGTCAAGCATACCTTCCATCTCGGTGGCACCCTTGAACCCTGCGGCCGCCCAGCGAACCATTTGTCCCAGCATGGGCGCACATTGCGGAGCCATCTGCACGAGCGGAGCGCTTTGGGAGAAGAACTGCCCCACCGCGGTGAGGAATTCAACACGCGAATCCCTTTCCTGGTTATAGTCGGGCATCGCCAGGCTAGCCTCGCTGATTTCCACTCTATACGGGTTCTCGCGCGGGTTCCGTATGAGAGCGAGCGCCTCAGCCACAAGTTTTGGATCTTCACCCAACTCAATCTGCGATTGTTTCTTGATAGTCTCGTCTTGGAATTGCTGGGATATAATCTCCGCCTTAATGTTGAGTATCTCCTTAACGAAGTTTGAAACATCCTCTTGCCGGTCCTGTATCCGCATAGAACCATATTGCGCTTTGAGCTCCTGACTTCCCAAGGTTTCCCTTGGGTTGGAAGCCCCACGCATGATGTCTGCAATGCCGGTGAGCTCATAGATCTCGTTAACCTTCTGCTGCTTTTGGGCGACCAGTTTCTCCAGCACGTTCGCTATCATCTCAATGGGGAACCAATCCACTGTGCTGTGCAGGCCCCCCTTCTCCGCGAGGTACTGGAACTTCTCAGCTGGAATCATAACATTCTCAGTGTTCTGAGAACTCAGAATCTGCTTAACCTCAGAGTTAGTCTTGTCGTATATGCCAGCCACGCGCAGCGCGTTCTCTAAGAGATGAACCCTTCGGTCAAGGTTG